ATAGATTATCCCGTGCTCCAGAGCGCAGGATTTTCTACATAGATGTTGGAAATTTACCGAAGGTTAAGGCAGAGCAATATCTTCGTGACGTAATGATGAGATATCGGAACAAACTTGTCTACAACGCCGACACAGGAGAGATCCGAGATGACAAGAAGTACATGTCAATGCTTGAAGATTTCTGGCTCCCTAGAAGGGAAGGAGGTCGTGGAACTGAAATTTCTACTCTTCCTGGAGGTCAAAACCTTGGAGAGATCACGGATATTGAGTACTTCAAAAAGAAATTATATAGGTCGCTCAATGTACCCACATCAAGAATGGACGGAGAGGGAGGATTCAACTTGGGAAGATCCTCAGAGATATTGAGGGATGAAGTTAAATTTAGTAAGTTTGTTGGACGTTTAAGAAAGAGATTCTCCAGAATGTTTAATGACATGCTGAGAACCCAATTACTCCTAACGAACGTAATTACTCCAGAAGATTGGGAGGTAATGAGTGAGCATATTCAGTATGATTTCTTATATGATAATCACTTTACTGAATTAAAAGAAACCGAATTAATGAATGAAAGGTTAGCATCTCTTGCTACCGTAGAACCTTATATCGGTAAATATTACTCTAATGATTGGGTAAGACGTAATGTATTGCGTCAAACTGATGAAGAAATTAGAGAAGAAGATGAGAAGATTGAACAGGAAATTGCAGATGGAACTATTCCTGATCCTGCTGAAATGATGTTAGATCCTGAAGGTACTGGTGGATTAAGACCAATGCCAATGGATGATTTGGGAGATAGTGCTGCTGGTGGTGAACCAGATGCTGCACTTAGATCTATGGATGTAGATAGTAAAGCAACAACTATGGATGCAAATATAGCAAAACCAAAAGGTGGAGAGATTTAGTGCCTAAGCACCCAAATCAAATTAGAAGGGATAGAGAAAAACAACCAAGTTTTAATGTGAATTTGGTTGAAGATGATGTTAGATTGTTATATAATGCAGTAGATTTTTACTATAAAAATAGACCTAAATCTGCACATAGACCACAACATATGCAAGAATCAACTGAACATTTAAAGTGGATAAAGAAAGTTATGATGACTATGATGATGGAATCTAGTTTTCAGAAGAATAAATAGTGTCTAAATAGAATGTAGTTACTCATTTGACACTAATACTATGGATGAACTTATGGATATGATTGCTGCGGATGATTCGGCTTCACAGGTTAGCGATAAAATAAAAGATATTTTATATGCAAAGTCAGCTGAAAGAGTTGATGGATATAAACCTAATGTAGCTAATTCATTATTTGGTGATCAAGAATCAGCAGATGAGGTTGAAGCAGAAGTTGATGCAGCTGCTGCAGTTATTGCAGGACAACCAGAAGCAGAAGCAGAAGTAGAAACTGAAGTTGATGATCAAGAAGAAGAGTAATTCTATAAATAACTAGTAAATGAATTTTAATACTATAAGGTTTGTATAAATGGCTCTCAATCCCGTAGGAAGTGGTTCCTCACTTGTCGTATCTACAGATACGGCTAAAGTAATTGCAGCAGGAATTGCTCAACAAGCTAAATCCTTAAGGGTTACTCTTGTAGGTGCATCTGGATTAGAAGGTGCTCACATTAAAACAGGCACTATGCCAACTGCAACTACTGCAGATTTTTATTTGGTTAAAGGTGAAACTGCAACACTTAATATTGACAGACCTTCTTCTCAAAGAGTCACAGGTATTACTACAGGATCTACAACAATAGTTCAGTTTCCTGAAGGAACTGGTACACCATTTGGTGTTGGGTCTAGTGTTAGTATAACAGTAACAGACCAAAGTTATTATGATGATATTATTACAGATGCATCCGTAACTGCAGTAGATAATACTGCTGGTGTTGGTGGTGCTTTTGGTACTAGAATAACACTTGATTCTGATACTTCTGGTATTGTAACTGCTATGAGTGGTTATGCTACTTTGAGAAATTCATTTAAAGTTAGTGCTCTGGCTAAAGGCAACGCTGCTGATGTAACTGGTGCATTATATTATCAACAAGTTCAAGTTACAGGGGAAGCCTGATGAAACTCATTACGGAAGAAATTGAATCAGTAGAATTTCTTGTCGAACAAAAGAACGGCAAGAAGTCCATGTATATTGAGGGTGTTTTCTTACAAGGAAACATAAAGAACCGTAATGGTCGTATGTATCCTATGGAAACTCTTCGTAGAGAAGTAGGACGTTACAACGAAAATCATGTTCAATCAGGAAGAGCTCTTGGTGAACTTGGTCATCCAGAAGGTCCAACCGTTAACCTCGATAGGGTCTCTCATAAGATAGTATCACTTAAAGAAAGTGGTTCTAACTTCGTTGGTAAAGCTAAGATTCTTGGCACACCGATGGGTAAGATTGCATCTTCACTTATTGACGAAGGTGTTAAATTAGGTGTTTCTTCAAGAGGAATTGGTTCACTGAAACCAACCCGTGAAGGAATTAATGTTGTCGGTGACGACTTCATGTTGGCAACTGCTGCTGACATCGTTGCTGATCCTTCTGCTCCCGATGCATTTGTTGAGGGAATTATGGAAGGTAAAGATTGGGTCTGGGATGGCAGTATACTACGTGAGAAGTATGCTACTAAGACATATAAAACAATCAATACACTAGTTGATCAGAAAAAATTAGACGAGCAAAAACTCTCGTTATTTAATGATTTCTTATCAAACTTATAAATATTCTAAATAAATATAGATTTAATAACGTATAAATCGGAGTCGTACAAATGTCTCGTGGCACAAACTTACAAAAGATGGAAGAAGAAGTGAAGCAATCCAAGACTGCTGTTAATGCTAATGCAAAACCAGCAGAACCTATGACTAAGGGAGCACCTTACGAAGATCTTGGAGGTCCAACCCCTGAAAACTATAGCCCTACTAATGATAGTGCTAAGTTAAAGGAACCTGGTGGATCACTAAAACAGGTATCTGATGCCATTACGAACCGAAAAGGAAAAACTCTAAAGCAAGGAGACGAAGCAGAAGTGACTGACGAACAAGAAGTTGTTGCAGAAGAACCTGCTACTGAGGTAGAGGAAATCGTTGCTGAAGAGGAGACTGTAGAAGAGACAGTTGAAATAAACGTTGAAGATGACGTTAATGCACTTCTTGGTGGTGAAGAACTATCAGAAGATTTTAGAGCAAAAGCAAAGACAATCTTTGAAGCTGCTATTAACTCTAAAGTTTCTGCTGTTAGAGAAGAAATCGTCAGAGAGCACGAAGAGAAGCTTTCTGAGGAAGTAGAAGAAATTAAGGTAGAACTACAGGAACGTGTAGATTCTTACCTTGAGTATGTTGCCGACGAGTGGTTCACTGAGAATCAACTTGCCGTTGAAAACGGCCTTAAGGCAGATATGACCGAATCATTCCTTGAAGGAATGAAGGGTCTTTTTGAAGAACATTATGTATCAATCCCTGAAGAAAAATATGATGTCCTTAAGAGTATGGTAGAAAAACTTGATGACATGGAAACCAAGCTCAATGAGCAAATAGAAAAGAATATCTCACTCAACAAAGGTCTCGCTGAGGCTACTGCTGATGGTATCTTAGAATCTGTTTCTGATGGCCTTGCTGCCACACAGAAAGAGAAGCTCGCTTCACTTGCAGAAAGTGTAGAGTTTGAAAGTGACGCAGAGTATCGTGAAAAGTTGGAAACACTAAAGGAATCTTATTTCCCCCATAAAGGTGCTGCACCAACAAATAAAACTGAAACCTTATCAGAAGGAGTATCATCTGAAACAGAATCTTATTCTGGATCTATGGCTCAATATGTTAAGACACTTTCAGCTTTCAAAAACTGATTTTAAAATTAATCAAACTTTAAACATTTACAAGTAACTAAGATGTTCCAATCAGAACACCTAGTTGAAAAGTGGAAGCCCCTCCTCGAACATGAGGGTCTTGATAAAATCGAAGACGCACATAAGCGTTCGGTTACCGCTGTTCTACTAGAGAACCAAGAAAAATTTTTAAGAGAGTCTGCTAGCTTCC